CACACCCACCCGCACACCGGTGGTGAATCACTCCATGCGTCAGATCTGCCGCGTTACAGACTTTGCGGCGTTCGGTGCGAGATTGCAGACTTGAACTGCGCCTAAACCTCCATGGTCGGTCTGGACACCATTTCTCGCATAGAAGCAGCCCGCAAAGCACGGTGTCAAAGCGAAAAAGCGTTAAGCGGCATGAACGAAAGGAGAATCCGTACGGGGCCGCGCTTTGGAAGCTGCTGAGAAGCGGCGCACCGCTTTGCGCGGTTCCGCTTGTAGTCATTTTACCACACTTCGATTCACATGTGTTTCACAACGATTCAAATAAAGCGTAGAAATCAAAGCGCTTTCAATGGTCGTTTTGTACATCCTCCCAGATTTCTGCCAAAGCATCAAACCCCTCGTGGATGTAGGTAGAGACCGAATTGTCTCTGGACAAGCCCACGTCCACCGCGATCTTCTTTTGGGGCTTCAGGTCGATATACCAGCCGCAGATGCACTTTGCTTGCTTTTCAGATCGAGCAGACCCGCTCAGGCAGTAGGCCCGCCGGGCAGCTTCGATGCGCAGTTCACAGAGATCAAGCTCCATCTGCTTGAGGTTCCGCTCTTCTGTGTCGATTCTCTCCACGGCAAAGCCTACTTTGTCACCAGCTCCACCGCCCATCGGCATCCCGCTCATGCTCTGGGTGCATTTTTCGGCAGTGTCTCGGATGCGCTGGATCTTCTGCTTCTGGGCCTCGACCTGCTCCGCCAGATCTCTGCACTTCTGGAACCACGCTTTGACGGTACGGTAGTCCGGCAGTTCCGGCTTGTTGGTGTCAGGTGTCCAGGTTTGAATCATGTATCTGCCTCCATTTCTTCGATCCAGATCTCTGCTCTGGGGTTTTTCTTGTCGTAATCCACTCGGCTACCATCGTGGGCGGCCACAATCTGGCTGTTATCGTCCGCCAGAACCTTGGCCTTCACCAGAATGTCGCAGGTCGCCTCTATGAGATTTGCAAGGTCAACCTTGCGCCGGGTGACCATGTAGTACACGCACCGCACGTTTACGCGGGCTGTGATGGGGTTGTAAGGCCTTTTGATTTGCCGCAGGCAGTCGGTCTCATAATCCACGTAGGCCTTGCTGGGAGCCACAAAGCGACCGCCTGAGCGGCTTTTGAGGATCCGGGCAGAGTTTTTCTTGGTGCGCGGGTCGCCGTAGAGGGTCAGCTTCATCTGCCTTCCTCCACATAGTACCAGCTTTGGGGCGGGCGTTCGATTCCGAATGCTTCTCCCCGGCAAATTAGCTTTTCCGCGTCCCATCTGCGGCAGGTGCAACAGTCTCCGCGATGCGTACAGGGTTGTATCGCCCAAAAATCTTTAAGCCTTACTGGCTTTTTGTGGAGTTTGAAGTTTGAAATATGCCAACCATACAGGTCTTTCATGTCGGCATAGTTCATACCGATATCCCAGCCGGCGTATTCCTTCACTTGCTTGATACTGAGGCAACTTCCAGCAATTGCTGTTTCGATATCTTCTTTGACGATGCAGTACTCAGGGCCGATGCGCCGGATGTCATCACAGATGAACTCTCCAATAACCATCTGGGTATTACCGCGTATGCTGTCCGGCAGTAGCTTATTGAACTTTACGAACACAGGCTTTCCGTGATGGATTTCGCCGTCCATCGTTTCTTCGCCATCCTTGAAAATGGTGATGAGTTGCTGCGGAGCTTTTGTGCAGTAGATGTACACCTTGAACGGCGTTTCCAGTTTCGGACGGGTCTTGCGCACCTCAATGGTTTTTTGCCCCCGAATGATGAGGTCGCACCATTCAGGCCGAATGCTCAGCAAGATAGCTTTCATTTTTTCATCATCCCTTCCATTGCCAGCTGCTCGCACTGCTTTTCAGCTTCCCGGCGCTGCTGGTCATACTCAAACAGCATATCTGCGTACTCATTGCCCACCCGGCGGATGGCCGTTTCCAGCATCTCCGTCACAAGGTCGTGGTACTTGTCCGCGCCCTTGCGGCTGTTCCTTGCAGCTTCACGGGCTTCCCACAGGTCGGTGAGTTTGTCCCGCCTGTCGGCAGTGATCTCGCCATAGCCGTAGGCATCCTGGATCTGCTCCATGCTTTCCCAGCCTTCCAGTTCAGCAAAGGGGTCAGCTTCAGCCTTTGCCATGCTGCGGGCTTTGGTCTTTTTCTTGACGTACCGGGTCAGACCGTCCTGCATCACGGCGCGGGCATCGTCCATCGCCTTGCGGATGGACTTGACCTCCCGCTCTTTCTTGAGTTGACCGGGTTGGCTGGCCCATTCGGCCATCAGCTCCGATTTCGTTTTCTGTTTCATGTTCTTCCTCCTTTTTGACAGCTTCACGAATATTCAGCTTACTAAGCTCCAGATCCACATACCACAACTGCCAATTTACAAACCAACTCCGGTTTACAATTTTCCCCATAAAGAAAATTTTTTCCTGCTCCATCAGATGATTGAGCGAAACGATATACTGTCCGGGCTTGTACTTCTGCGCCGTCTGAATGTTTTTCATTTTTACCCCCATTGTTCGGACATGGCCTTTGCAACGCCCGGAAAAGTCTTTGCCCGGTTCTTTGCGCGGTCAGTGGTAAACATGCCCTTGTGTTGCTCACCATGCTTGTGCGAATAGGAGCCAGACGGGCACCATGTGGCGGTAGGCTCTACAATGTTTGTCGGATGCAACGGCGGCACGCCGCGCTCCCACAGTAACGTTTTCTTGCTGTACGGATGTCCGTACTCGTAGGGCTGGATTGCCTGCGTAGGCTTTGGGTAATCAAAAATCTTGCTGGGGGTAGGATTCTCAATCACCACTTTTTCGCAATCTGCCGCCCACACGGCAAGAAAAAGCGCCTTGCCGCACAATCCCTCATAATACCGGGAAAGATTGAGCTTGCCGCCCTTGTACAGGTGACGTGCTCCTGCATTGCTTGTCTTGGTGCACGGGACAAATGCGATAATCATATCCCAGCGTGGCACATCATGCGCGATTCCGTCCATGGTCACGACCTGCCCCCCCCTCGATGGCCTTTAAGCAGTCACCGAGAATGTGCCATTCCGGGTGTCCGCCAGATGGCTCTATCAAGTCGCACGAATAGGCTTCGTGGCCCCGAGTCCGGAAAGCCTTGCACACCTCCTGCGATTCCTCGCAGGCAATCAGCACTTTCATCTGTCCGCTCCTCCGTTCGCTCCCATGTACTTCTTGCGGCCCCGCTCCCGGTGGCGGTCCTCGTGGTCGTAGTGGTAGACCTTGCCTGTGTCCAGCATCTCTCTGGTGTAAGCGGCTTCTGCGCCGCGCTGGCGCTTGAACTCGGCGTACTTGAGGCAGCTGTCGTGGCATACCGGGTGCCGTGCAGAACAATCTTTGCACGGAGTTATCATCATTTTTTGCATACCTCCGTCCTTACAGGTTCAAACTCATCAAACTCGGGGTAGAAGGCCCGAGCCCTGGAGACGGCGATATGTTCCGCCTCGCCGGGGTTCTTCGCTTCCACGATCCAGCAGTGGAGATCTGTGCCGCCCTCGTTGCGGCACTCCACTAAAACCCTGAACTTACCCATTGACTGCCTCCAATCTAGCTGGGTCAGACGTGCCGCGCAGCCGGGCGGCCTCCCTCGGCGTTGTCGTAATGTCCTCCCGCGACTGCTTCAGGAACTCTACCCGGCGATAGGTCAGGTCCGGGGTCATGGCCAGCTCCTTCAGGCCGCCCACGCTCCCGGCGTAAGTTTTGGCCGCCGGGGGGAGGCTGTCGTACAGAACTTGCAGCTCTTCCGTGCCATCGCTACGGATAATCCCGCCCTTCTCGTCAATGCCGGTCACCATCGGGAAGTTTTTCCAGCTCATGTATTTCTGTGCCTTGCGGGCTGCATCGGCCAGAGCGCCCCACTCTGCATCCGGGTTGATGCACTGGGAAAGCTGCTTGTAGATATCTGCTACCGTGATTGGATAGACGCAGACGCGATTCGCTGCGAGGAACGCCCGCTTCACCACTTCTCCGGGATAATCCCGGAACTGATACGTCCACACGTCAAGGGTGGTCTCCATTTCCTCATCCGTGAGGGGTTTGCTGCCTAGCTTGTACAGCGTGAAGTTCATCCGTATCAGCTGGGCCGTTTCTTCTTTCGTCATTGCTCAAACCCTCTTTTTCTGTCCATGTTTGCCAGCACTCTGGTCAGCTGTTCGTCCACGCTCTCGGCGGGCTTTCTGCCACCGGTAGCGCTGCCGGGCCGTGCCTGCTGCTGGCGGCTCTGGTACTGCTCATCACTTGCAGCTACATCGCCAACCGTCTGAACACCTTCGCGTTGCCAACTGGCTAAGATTCCGTTTATGTAGGCCCACGACCGTTTATTTGCTTCCGCTGCCCGGTCAATTGCCAGCAAGATCAAGTCTGTGCCGAAAGCCTGCCGCCAGCTTTGCAGCTTTTCCAGCGCTGAACGCGGAAAGCTGCCTGCAACTTCCTCGTACCGCTGAATAATATGGGCGAGGTCTGCATCAGCTGCCGGGGCTTTCTCTTTGCTGTTATTTAAGCTATCTCTATTAGGATAGATAACAGTTTCAGTAATAGGTTCAGTTACAGTAGCAGTTACAGATACAGTTGTATCTATACTGTACCGATACTGTATAGATAGGGTATCTGCGCAGTATTTTCTGAACGCATCACTCTTGATGTTTTGCAGCGAATACTCAACGCCCTTCAGGCATTTGGGTGATTTCGACCAGTTGTATTTGTGCCAGTTAAGAAGCAATATCTCTTTCGTTGCCTTGTCATAGCGGATAACGTTGTGAACAGTTTCCATTCGGTGGATAAGTCGGTCTACGGTCTCTTCGTTGTATCCAAGCTCTCTGCTCGCTTGCCGCTTGCCCAGCTCATAGCATCCGCTCAAAGTGGTGTGCGGATTGGTGAGAAGGTAGAGATAAAAGTATTTATCTTCCGGGGTGAAGTCATCGTCCACCTTCGGGTCTGACCAAAAGTTCGGCGAAACGCAACGAAAAATTGCCATCTGCTCACCTCCTTTCTCTCAACGGTGAATCAGAACGGCAAGTCGTCCGTGTCCAAAATCGGGCGGTCATCGCCGTTGTAATCGGGCGCTGCCGCCGGGGTGGGTTGTTCTACCGTTTCAGCCGGAAAAGCCGTTTGCGCCGGTTCTGCGCCGGGGTCAAATGGCGTTTCGTCCTCCACCGGCGCAAAGTCATCGGTTCCTGCCTGTTCGGTCGGCTGCATCATGTCGATTGCCATCTGAACCCAGCTTGCATTGACAAGGCCGCCAACCAAAACGCCCTCGGCATCGAGATTCCAATAGGTCTTGCCGTTAGATTCGTGGCTTTTCAGCTCCCGGCCAAACGCCACGACAAAATCTCCCTTGTGCAGCAGTCCGTCCCAGCTGTCCAAATCGCGCCAGATGCAGCACTCCACGAAAACGCTGTTCCACTTGCCGGAATCATCCTTGACGCTGTGCGCCTTGACACTCATGCTCAAGAACTGGTTTCCAGTCCGCGTTTCCTTGATTTCCGGGTCGCGGGCCAGCGCTCCGGCCACCATTGCACCAGTGCTCGTCTTGATAATCATTCGCCATCACCGCCAAACGGATCATCGTTGGTGTCGGTGGTTTCGACTGCCAACGGTTCGGGCTGTTCTTTTTTCGGCTTCAGTTTGCGGGGCTGCATAGCGCCGATTTCGGGCTGCTCGTTCTCGACCTCGCGGCAGGATGCTTCTGCATCTACCGGAACCTCGCTCTCATCGTAGAGGCTGCCAAACGTGGCCGGGAAGGATTCGCGCAGCGCGTGGACGAGGGCCACCTTACGAATCATCGTTGCAGGCTTCGTTACCCACAGTGATTTCTTGGTGTCGTATTCGCTCAGCTTCACTTCTTCGTAGAAGGGGCGGCTGCGGTCCTTACGGTAGGCTTTAGCCCAGCCGCCGACCAGCTTCTCGTCCTCGTAGACGATGGATCCTTCGCGGTGAATAATCTCGCCAATTTCCGGCACGAGCACGATAACGCCAGCTTCAAATCCGTCATACTGCGGGTGACGCTCGGCCATCTTCATATAGCAGGTCTTGCCCAGCACGATGGTGGACGCGCTGTCGCCGTTCTTATTGTCGTAGTGGATAAGATATGCCTCTTTGGTAAAGGGGTTGAGGTGGTACTGCTTGCAAGTCTCCAAGAAGATGCGGCACTCTGCGAAGGTCGCATCTTTGCAGATAAAGTTCCGCACATCGTCAAAGGTGACGGTCAGATGCTGGCCGTCCATGCTCTCGATTTCGACCGGCTTAGATTCTGCGACCGGCTGCATCGCTTCGCTCTGCTTGACCTGAGCAGCGAAGGAGCGGCTCTGAACTGTGGTAGTGGTATTCGGCGCAGCAGCGCCAGCGCGTGAAGTGAAACCCATTTTTGTTACCTCCTAGAATGTTGAAGATTATTTGATGCTGCCGAAATCGAACCCGCGTTCTTTGGCAGCGCTGCGGAACCATGCAATGTCTTCTTTGGTGAACTCAACCCAGAAGTAATAGCGCTTGCGGGAGGAAGCCTCCTGCGCAGCGGCGAAGCTCTGCATCGCCTCCATGTCCAGACGGCCCTCCGGCGTGATGAATGCGGCGGCTTGCGTTGCTGCGGTGGCTTGCGCCCGCATCTCGCGTTCTTCTGCGGTCGGGGGAACAATTACCGGGGCCGACATCCGCGCCCGCTCTGCCGCTTCTCTGGCGGCCTCTGCGTCCCTCTGTGCAGCGCGTGACTTCTCGCGGCGGGTATGCTCGCGGACGGCCTCGTTCACGCTCAGGTTGCGCAGGTATTCGGTGGTGCAGAGTTCGACATCCTCTCCGCAGTTCTCGCGGATAAAGTCGAGGTCGCTGCGAACGCCCTCAATGGCCTTGCACAGCGTCTTTTTCGCTTCCGCAATGGCGAACGTCTTGTTCAGCCAGCGGTTGTCCAACAGGCGTTCAAACGGAATGAGAGCTTCCAACTCGCCGATGTTGTCCCGGTAGATCAGGCGCAGGGTAGAAGCTTTTTCTTCCTTTTCGTCGGCCTCCACAGCCTTGACCTGTGCGTCAATCGCTCCGGAAATCTCCTTGCATTTGCCCTGCATCTCCTTGATGCTCTGCTGGAAATCTTCCAGCGGCTTCATATAGAGCTTCTTCGCTGCCGTGGCAGCAGCTCCAAGCTGCTTATCCCAGCCGTTGACCTTTGCACGGTCCTCCTTGGCGCTCTTGATGCTCTCCGGGGTGTAGACCCGGCCTTTGTAGGCCGCCAGCATCTCGTCAAGGTTCCGTTCAACCTCGTCCTTGTTCCAGCTCATGGCCGGAATTACCGGGCGTTCCACCCGGACGGTCAATTCATTCTCCATCTGTAAAAACCTCCGATTTTGTGATATCATCAAGGGGATGGGGGTTACGATCCATCACCCTTTGGGCTCGTCCGTGTTACCAGCACGGGCGGGCTCTTTTTTGTTGATGTCCTCCGCATCCTCCAGAATCTCCCGCATATCGTCCGCCATAATGTCGTAAGCGGAAGCTCTGGCGGCGTAGGCCGCCTTTTCCAGAGGATTATCGGTGTACTCGGCATACACGCGCTGTTTGGCAGCAAGGTTCACGTACTGCCGCAGGTTGCGGGTGATAAACTGCTTCGTGGTCATGCGCCCCTCCGGTTCTGTCGGTACTCCGGCTCTTCGGTGCGGGCGTGGGTGCGGTCAACGCGGCCATAGCGGCGGGCGTTCTGCTCACGATCCTGGGCGGCAAAGCCCAGCCGCAGGAACATCACCGCTGCCAGCACCAGGCACAGGGCCGTGATGAACTGGCTGTCCGAGATGGTTCCTCCCGTCTGTGCACCGCCCTCGATGCCCATGCCGTACAGCAGGCCAAGGCAGCCGCAGCCAGCGGCCAGGATGTGCAAAACAGTGGATTTGATCTTCATATTTCCATTTCCTCCTTGTCGTTCTCATACGGGCGGACGATCTTGCATCCGCGCCGGTGCATATACTCGATAAAACCGTCGATGTAGATCGTTGCCTGCCGCCGTTTGGTATCTTCCCGGGAGACTACCCATCCGGCGAATTCTCCGGATGCAACATTACTCCAGAACTTATTCGGGCTCATCGGGACGAGATTTGCCCGGAACATTTCGCAGCACTCCGCAACGCCTTTCATTGTGATCCTTTCGCTCATGCCGCCATCTCCTTTCAAAATAAATGGGTTTTAGTAAACCATGATTTCTTCTGCTAATTTGCGGTTGTAGCCACAAAATACGGTATTGCCTGTGGTCTCGTTGCGCAGGGTGTAGCCCTCTCTGCTTTTCATAAAGCAGTACTTGTACTCATGCCCGCTTTGACTTTTCTCGGTGTAGCAGAACGGCTTGTAACAGTCTGCCTGTGCGAGCGCCTTGCGAAAGCCGGTCTTTGTCATTTTGCACACCCCATCTCCTTCCTTAAAACATGCTGGTCTGGCCGTTGGTCTGCTGGATCAGCATCACGGTGTTGGTGCTGGGCTTCCAGCGCTGGATGTACTCCACGGCCTCGTCAAAGCGCTTGCGGGGAATGTTGTTTCGGCTGCTGACCCGGAACCACATCTGGATGTCCTTGTTGATCTCGCAGTAAACCATGCCCCGTACATGGGAATCGCCGTAGGCCGGGGCGTTCTTGCCGCCCAGAGCTTCCACAACAACGTGATTCACGGCATTCTTGAGGGAAAGCTGCTGGTCATAGTCCACGACCATGTTATTTTCCAGCGCCGTGATCCGCTGCTCCTGCCTCTGAGTGCGGTCGTCCAGCAGGAACAGCGCCTGCAGCTCCTTGCTGAGCTTGGGCATCTGCGGAGTGGCCAGCTTCTTCTCCATCTCGTTGAACGCCTGGATGTACTTCAGCTTCCACTCCAGCGCCGCCTTGCCGGTAAAGCCCATCACCAGCAGGCTGAACCCGTCCCGGTTCATCAGGTACATGGGGTAGGTCTGGCCGTTCTGCTCGTGGGTGTACTCGGTTTTGTAGAACATGGGGGTATGCGAAGTTTTGCGCAGACCCCCTTCGAGGGTTTCGATTGCCTTAAGCACGTCGCGGTGGTTCTTCTCAAAACTCTCGGCAATCTGGCGGCTGGATGCAACCGGCTCGCCGTTCTGGGTAGATAAGATAATGTCTGTCATGTAAACCTCCTTGTTGGGGTCTCCCTTCCCGTGGTATAATCGGGCGGAAGGGAGGTGTTAAAATGGAACAAAATGCTGGGATGTCTGTTTCGGACTGGTCTGGGTTGGTAGCAATGATCGTTTCGTTCTGTGCTTTGCTGTCTCCAATGCTGACCGCGCTTTGTAATAACTGGCATCAACAAAAAATGAAGCGGATGGACTATGAGCATCAGGAGCACGAGGAACGCATAAAACGTGAGCGTGAAATCTACGAGGGTTACATCCGTGCGGCTGGTGCGGCTATTCAGTCGCCCACAGTAGAAAACCTGCAGGAATATGGCTCTCATTCGGCGCTGGCTGCTTACTACGTCCCAAAAGAAATCCAAAAAGATATTCTTGCAATGGATAAACTGATAAGCTACGAAACATCCTTTGGTGATAAACTGGATGAAAAAGTGCAGCTTCTCAATAAAATCATTACAAGATTGCAGTCAAAAGAAGAACTCCCGTTGTAAGAATTCCGATCACGATAGAGTACGGAAGATACCAACCAGAAATCTCCAAAGCCGCTTTCCGTGTGATCAGATTGCAGAGAACCACTGCAATCCAGACAACCAGAATGAGCTTTAACGAAAGCACGGGTGTGGTTCACCTCCTCAGAGTGCGGTTTCCTGGGGCGGTTGCCGCTGCACTTGTATCGTTGTTAACACAGCTTCCAAATTTGCCTCAATGCTCAAATTCAGCAGCATTTTCTCGTGGCTGTATTGAGTGAACGAGTAGGCTCTCACGTTCTGGATAACCGTTTCATCTATTTGGCAGAAAATACGATCGTCCAGCTGTGAAAGCTGAATCTCTTGCGTCCGGACTACCGGCTCCTGCGGTTCGCCTGTCTTTTTGTTATCGTTCACGCTGTCTTCCCTCCTTCTTCTCTATATTCAATGTCCAGAATCTTGCAGATGCTCTGAATAACCTTCGGCGCGCTTCTGTCGCCGTGCAGAATTTTGTACATGTAGCTGTCATCAACGTACAGCCCTGTATCCTGCTTCACAAGGTCAATCAGTTCTACCTGCTTCATTCCCCGCTTGAGCATTGCAATTTTCGCTTCTAAGCCAAACGGGGATAATGCGGTTTCTCTCAAATTTCGTACCTCCTTTAAAAAATCATCTTGACAGGTACGGGAAAATGTACTAATATAATGGTGCAAAGATTTTATACTGTACGAAGTTTCGTACCCGATGTTTGCATTATAGTACAAATATTCGTACAGGTCAATAGATTCGTACGAATATTTGTACATTTGTATGCTTGCACAAAATGGATGGTGATTTTATGTCAGATTTATACAACAACATCCACGCCCTGTGCGAAAAAGAAAACATTAAAGATGGAACTCTTTGTAGTAAAGTTGGAGTAACGCGAAGCACTCTTTCTGAGCTAAAAAGAGGGCGAACTACAAGTCTATCACTTAAAAATCTTCAAAAAATTGCCGATTACTTCGGTGTTTCGATTTCTGATTTGACCGGAGAAGCACCGGAGCAAAAAGAAAAGCCCACTCCCAGTGAAGAGAGTGAGCTGAATGCGCACGCTAAAGCCATACTATATAAGTATGAGCAGCTTGACCCTGCGCAAAGGGTTATGTTTGAAAAGATGCTTGACGCTGCACTTGAGGCAGCGAAGGGGGATAAAAATGAAAAAGGCTGAATTTCAGGCTGTTATCAATAGTTCTGTGAACGAATACGCACGAAAAGCAGTTGCCGATTTGGACGCTCATCCTGAACGCTCCGATCTCGAAAAAATAGCAGTGCTGTACAAGAGCTCCCTGATCGGCTCCGTTGAGATCGTGATTGACGCTCTGCAGAAAACGGGCGTGTTAAATTTTGACGACTGATTCTTTGGAATTAGCGAGCTTGTTCAGACCGTCTCTGATGCAGTTGCTCACCGTCACATAAGATGTTTCTTTTCCCAAAAGGTGAATCAGATCTGCGGCTTCCTGTGGGGTGGCTGTAATCTCGATTTTCATAACGTTATCCTTTCTGCGCGGCTTCCAGCAGCGCGCCAACATCGATGTCAAGAGAAAGTGCAAGCTTGATTTTCTCAAGTATAACACATTCCGGGGCCGATTTCATCAATTTTGTGCTATGTTCTTGCACTTTGTTTTCCTCCTTTGGCAAAGTTCTTTGATAATTTGTTTTTTATGGCAGCTGAGCGGCTGCCTATTTTTGAATCTTTTTTTCTGAATTCGGTTAGTTTACAACGCCATTATACAACCATTAAGTGTTCAATGCAATAGCGTTGACTATATTTTTTTGTATTATTTTGAAATGAGGAGAATGTACTATGAAATGTCCCAAATGCGGAAGCGAAGTCCAAGAATCCAAATTTTGTTCGGAGTGTGGAGCGCCGTTGAGCGAAGAGACTGCTGCACAAGAAAAGGCACAGGCAAATTCTAAGAAAAAGCCCAAAAAGAAGCGCGGGTGTGGCACAGTCTTTCTTGTGTTCTTTGCGTTTATCCTTATTGGCGGTTTTCTCACTGCTATCGAAGACCCTCAATTTTCACAATCCGCTTCTGCCGGAAGGCAAGCGGCCTCTATGCAGTCTGGAAGCACCGCAATCCCCAGCGCAGAAAAGCAAGCCGAAATCGATGCAGCCCTCGCAAAGCTAACGAAAAAAGCGGACGAGGTCGAGAATTCTGCTTACTATATGCCTTCCTGCTATCCAGAGTATGCCAATAGCAGAAGTTTTGCTCTTCCGTATATCGGAGAAAAAGACGGGAATTATGGCCTGCTTTGGAAATTCAACTACACCGGATCTGATTGGGTATTCTTCTCAGATGTAGTTATCAATATCGACGGTGAAAAAGCTGCTACAATTCCGTTCAATTACTTCGATATAAACCAGCAGGTGTTCACCGGCGGTGTATACGAAGCCGTCGATGTTAATCCTGCTTCCAAATATGTTGACTTGCTGCAGAAAATTGCAAGCTCTGAAAAAACAATCATCCGATTTGAGGGAAAAGACAGCAAGTACGACATGACCGTTTCTGAAACTGACAAGCAAGGAATCCAGGACGTGCTTGACGCATATAATCTTGTCAAATAACGGAATCGTCGTCCAGCCGCTGCATTTTCTGCAGCAGCTCCCCAGCAAGCTCCCCGCCGGGGCAGTTGGCGGCATCCAGCAAGCGCCGGACGCTTTCCGCCTTGCGGGCTACATAAAAGCGGGCCTTGGTTTGGCTCTCGGGCGGCATATCCTCGTAGCATGCCAGGGCGGCGCGGATGTGGGTGCAAAAGCTCTGCATTTTGTCCATAGATCATTCCTCCCAGGGCTTTGGAGTGGGCCGCGTGCCGGTGAGCACGCTGGCGGGCATTCCGTCAATGATGGTCATATCCGGGTCCATGCTGACTGTCTGACTGTTTTTCATTTCATTTTCCTCCTTTTTTGGCAACATTTAAATCTTATGTACCAAATTTTACCATGCGTCAAAGGAAAATGAAATCTGTGTAATTTTTGTCGAATGGCGCAGAGTTTTTCTGCGCCATTTTCCTTTTATAACACGCTGCGTTTAGGGGTGATAAGCATGAGTTATTTTACCGCTGATCAAATCGGGAAGGCGCTTTCAAAAGCGCGGGTATCCGCCGGGCTAAGTCAGAGAGAGATTGCAATCCGCGTCCAGAAGGGAGAGCGGACCGTGCAAAGCTGGGAAAAAGGTGACACAAGCCCAGACAGTGACGAGATCATGGATTGGTGCACAGCCTGCGGAGTATCCCCAATCACGGTTTTTATGGAAGTTATGCACCCGGATCTGTACGCAGTGCCAGACGGGCAGAAAGAAGATGCAGCCATAGATAAGGAACTTCACACGCTGGTGCAGGCGCTTCCACCGCTCACCCGGCGGCTTCTGCTTTTTGTGCTCAAGGGCCGACATGGGAGCAGCCCGCCTGCGGTTATATCTGAAATGGCCGCAAACCTCCACTGCCCTCTCAACAACAGGGTCACTGTGTGCGGCACCATCATCGATCAGTACAGCTTTGCCAAGATCAGAGGGCTTGACCCGTGCCCGGACGATCCGCATCCTCCGATAGAGGATTTGAAAGCCAATTACGCGTCAGGGCGCACAGCGTCAGAGAACGGCGCTTTGGGCTATATAGGGCGCAGAAAGGAGTAGCGTAATGAAATGTATCAGATGCCATGTAAACATCCCGGACAAGGCTCTATTTTGCCCGTGGTGCGGAAAGCAGCAGGATGCAACGTCCGCTCCCGTGCATAGAAAAAAGCGCCGCCGCCCAAAGGGCAGCGGCAGCGTGTACAAGCTGAAAGGTGTCCGGGCAAGGCCCTATGTAGCCGTGACCGGGAAAAAGGAAGTGCTGGGCACATACGGAACGCCCGGGGAAGCCGTCCAGGCGCTCGACGCATACAACGCCCAGAACACCCCGGCAGAGCGTCTGAAGTGTACTTTTGCGGATGCCTACGAAAAATGGCGGGCACAGCCAAAGTTTTCAAGTCTCAGCCGGGACATGATAAATGGATACGAGCTGGCTTTCAAAAAAGCCGCTCCGCTGTACAGCCGACAAATGCGAGACCTGAAAGCGGAGGACTATCAGCAGATCATAGACCAGATGGTCGCAGACGGTCTCTCCCGCAGCTCATGTGAGAAGCAGCGCACCCTTTTCAGCCAGCTATGTGAGTGGGCAATGGCCCAGGACATCATAAACAAGAACTATGCCCAGCTCCTTCACCTTCCCGCCGCAGCCGGAAAGGCAGAGCGCACCCTTACGGCGGACGAGATCGCCCGGATCAGCGCCTACCAGGACGACAAGCGCTTTGGCCAGACAGCGCAGATTGCTATGGTGCTTCTCTATACAGGAATGCGCATCGATGAGCTGCTTTCCATGCGCTGCGAGAACGTGCATCTGAAGGAGCATTACATGCAGGGTGGTGAAAAAACAGAAGCGGGCAAAAACCGCATCATCCCCATCCTCGACCCCATTTACAAGATCATCGCCTTCTGGATGATGGACAGCGGGTGCGAGTGGCTGATACCTTCCAAGGCTGGAACGAAGCTGGACAAGCGAAATGTTGCCACAAAGTTCCGGGCCTTGATGCAGGAGTGCCAGATTGATGGCGTGCACCCGCACACCCTTCGCCACACGGCCAGCAGCAAGATGGTGGAGTGCGGTCTTGAAAAAACCGCCGTGCAAGCTATCCTCGGTCACAAAAATTTTTCCACCACAGCAAACAAGTACGTTTCCCACAACGACCCGGGATACTTGTTACAGGAAATGCGGAAGATGGAATACTGATTTTGTTAGTTTGTTTGTTAGTTTATTCCGGTTTTTCACCGTATTTTACCGTGTTTTCGCAAAAGAAAATGCCGTTCATGTGATTTAATATCACGAATGAACGGCATTTTTTGGAGCTAGTGACAGGAGTTGAACCTGCAACCCACTGATTACAAATCAATAATATTTTTCGTATTTATGCTATTTTTACTTTAATTGCTAGTTTGTTGTTCGCTTATGGCGTATTCTAAAAGCGATAAATCGTCCACCTTATCTTACAACAAATGTTGCAAAAATTCAACGCATGTATGCGGAGCGTTCTTTTGTAACGGCTTCGCACAGACCAGAAACAAGGTCTTCCGCCATGCTCCACATGTGATGCAGCTCTACGCCAGCCGCAGAATCCTCACTATCAACGCCGGTAAGGATTTTCTGTGCAATGCGGCGGTTTGCATCGGCGTGCTCCATTTCTTCCCCAGAGAGCTTGTACCACTCAGAAGAAGCATAGGGACAGACGTTTTTGTATTCCTTCGCCATGCTTGCGTAATTCATCGCGTCGCTGTACTCTTCGGCCATTTGCTTTGCAGCATGAACGAGTGTGTCCTTATACCCTGCAAATTTTGCTTCGTCCATCATAACCAAATCCTCCTTTTTACAGCTTCTCCACGGTCACAGCCAGGTTGTTCACCACGGCAGCAGTACCGGTCAGAAGGAAGCTCAGGATAGAGCTTTCACAGCCGCACGCATTGCGCACCAGGAAAGTAAGTGCCAGATTGGTCGGTGCAGCCGCAGCGGCCACAGTCTGAGAAGCGGTAGCACCGATGACAGCCACGCCATCCTTCTGACCGGTCAGGGTCACGGTTCCCGCCGCCGTGGGGGCCAGTGTTGCAGACACGGTCACATGGTAGTAGCCTTGGCCCAGCAGGGTGATGGTGTTGCCATCCTGCCGGATGTTGCAGCCGAACCGCCGGGAAGTGATGCCGACAGGGATAACGTCGTTTACCGCCACGGTCTGAGCCGAGGTGTTGGCGGTATAAATCGCGGATTTAGACATAAAATATCTCCTTCCTTATATAAAAGGCGGAGCAGCCTTTGCCGCCCCGCCGATCCTCGCCAAAAGGGCGCATGTGTCAGATGTTACCACAGCCGTTGCTGCAGCCACAGAAGGGGCTCGGGCCAGCATTGTAGGAGTAGCCGTTGGGATACCGGACTACGCCATACATCTGAGTCTGAAGCTCCAGCTGGCTGATCCGCTGGTTCTGTGCAGCGATAGTCTGCTCATACTGCTGCTTCTGGAGCTCGGCAAACTTCGCGTCAATGTTGGAGTTGATCACGCAGGTCTGCTTGTCCATCTGGGCTGCCAAGTTGGCAGTCGCCAGCCGGTTGTCGCAGCAACACTGAGCAAGCTGTGCCTGGATGCCGTTGCCGGTCTGCAGGATGGCGGTGTTGGTGCCCGCCTGCGCCAGAGCGACTTCCTTGCCCAGCTGGCCGACGCTGCCCTGCATCTCGTAACCGAGATTGCAGATGCCGTTGCCAATATTTGTCAGCCTGTCGTTGATCTGGCCGAACTGCTGGCCGAAGAGAATTTCCTGCTGGCTTGCGGCGGTCGCATACTGGCCAAACTCGCCGGTGCGGTTGCCCCAGAAGCCGCCGTTGCCGCCCATAAGGACGAACAAAAAGAGGATGATGATCCACCACGCGCCACCCTGGCCCCATCCGTCTTTATCACGGGTCACGGCAGCAATATCGCTCAGAGACATATTATCCATGATTGATTTCCTTTCTTGTTAAGTGTGAAAATATTCAAGCCGTGCGCACGACTTTCGACTACTTGAGGTAAGGCATGATCTGCTTCGCCATCGCTTCCAGCTGCTTGTACTGCTCATCCGTCATCTTGCCGGACTTGCGCAGCTCTTCCACCTGCTTTTTGGGATCTCCCTGGAAAGCGGAGCGGAACTGCTGAAACTGCCGGAGAAGCTGCATCACATTGCCCATCGGGCCGGGCATTGCCTGGCTTCCACCGCCACCCAGAAACTGCATCAAAGGATTTGCCATACCTTAACCCTCCTTTGCCCGTGCGGGCCTTGCAGGAGCCGCCGGGGCCGTCTGATACTGCGCCATCACGCGCTCCACCTCGGCCTTTACGGCAGCCTGTATCTTCTGATCTGCCTGCGCAGAGGTCAGATACTGCGTCTCTGCCGGTGTCTGCATCGCTGCCGGGTCGATCTTTGTCAGGCGGTAGTACTCGCCGGACGCATAGCCCATCGTGTCTGCCTTTTTGACAGCCATGACAGGCTCGTTTTGCACCATGATCCAGCGCGTTTCGCCGGGCTGTACCATGACTTTGTCCACATCCACGATTGTCGGCACCATCGTGAAGGGGCTTTGTCCCCCGCTCTGTGGAGTGGCCTGCTGGGCTATTTGCTGCTGATACTGGCCTTGCCCAAAACCAATCGGTGGCATCCCACTGTAAGGGTTCGATTGCCAGCCGCCAAAAGGATATGCCATAAAGCTTCCCCGTCCTTTCTTGATCTTGTAGCACCAGTGTACCTCTCCCGTATATCCTGAGTGCGCAAGGAGAATGCAGGGAGTGCGCAAATTTTCAAAAAACTTTGAAGATCCTCTTTACATCTGCTTGCAGATGTGCTATAATAAAATCACGGAAAGCAATACAACACACAACATCATGGAGGTACAAAATTATGAGAAACGCTATTGAGATCGCCGCTGACATCCGCAACGCCGCCGAGTGGGATAACGACCTGAGCGCGGAGCTGTGTAAGGCCGCCGGTATGGAAAATGAGTGGAACGCCGCAGACGGCGAGACTTTTGAATCCGTCGTCAATGCCGCAGCCGAAAAACTGGGCGTGAAGATCTACTAATGACGCAGGCCCCCATCTGGGGGCCATTTTTGTAAGGAGAATCGCATGGAAAAGTTTGACCAGCAGAAGTACAAGAACGCATTCAATCGTGAAAAATATGAAAACATTGTCGTCAGAGTTCCCGCCGGAAGCCGGGATTCCATCAACGTGCAGGCTCAAGAAAAAGGTTTTTCCAGCACGAACGCATACATTCTGGATCTGATCCAGAGAGATTCAAAAAATACCTGAATTTCTCTTTACATCTGCTTGCAGATGTGCTATAATAAAATCACGGAAAGCAATACAACACACAACATCATGGAGGTAAAGATTATGACTATGAAGGAAAAAGCATTAGAATGTCTCAACGAGGCCAAAAAGCTTGACTTTGATAAAGAGGATGCGAAAATCGATTCTCTTTTGACAGATATTTGCGATATGGCATGCATTGACACTCGGAGCCTTTACGCGCAAGATTTTGATAACGCACTTTTTAAGGCCGCTGAGTTGATCGGCATTCTTCCAGAAGTAAAAGAATATATCAACGAATATAACGAAGCAATCAAAGAAAGCGACCCGAAGGAATATGAAAAGTTTTATAAGGGCTAAAATGGATGAACATTATAGTGCTCGGTAAATAAAAAGCCCCCAGGTGACGCGCGAACGCCGCCCGGGGGCTTTTACGGAAAACATACCTCGCACACTCAGAGGTATGGAAAAAGTATATCACGACAAGATATTTTTGTCCAGAGAGAGGAGTCAGCATGGAAAAAATATACCCGCCTCTTGCCATTCTGAAGGAGATCACAAGGGTCATGCCAAAGGTCTGGCAGATCATTGATGCGTCCCGGCCCATAGGCGTACAAACTTCAGGGTGCCCAGACAGATGCTTCGCCCCCATCGAGACAGCCACAGCGGCAAGCATTTTCTGCCAAGAAAGCGCCGCCGGGAAAAAAGGTGCATATATCGACATCCCGCAGCCCAGATTGACGCTTGCCCTCGCCCAGTGGCGAAAGGATAAGGAGGTCTTTGTGGTAGACCCAGACTTTGCCGCCGTGCTTTATGCGCAGGATGATATGGACATTCCGGCAGCCGCCTTTGACTATCTGCCTTACAGCTGCTTCTATGTAGAGAGCCCCGGCCTTGATGTGTACCTGACCGGAATTCATGGCTTTTTCTTTTATCTGGGATGGGACACGAAAGAGCAAAAAGTTCTTCTGAGCTTTGTCTTTCTCGGGGAAAGTGGCGGATGCTATCCCTTTGACCTTCCACTTGATGGAGAAAGCCTTGACGTGTGCTTTGATGCCGCTGTCAAGAAGCGGGCACAGAGCGGAAACGCCCACCTTGCCACGGTGGCGCGGCAGGAGAAAAAGCAAAGAGATGCTGTCATCTCTCTTTTGCGCTGTGCCTTGCAAGTGGTGCTGTATCTATGCGCATCCAACGCAGAGATCGTCCCCGATCCAGAGCAAAAGACCGTCACAAAGCACAGCCGCACCGTCAAAGACCGGTATGCAGAGATCAGGAAGTGGGATGTCGGTATGCGTGTAGGCGCATCGCTCCGTGAGCAATCCAGGCGCGCCGCCGATGAGGATGCCTCGGCCCGCACTGGCAGCCACCAGCAGAAGCGGCCGCACATGCGCCGTGGGCACTGGCACCACTTCTGGACAGGCTCGAAGTCTGAACCGGATAAAAGAAAGCTGGTACTGAAATGGCTTTCTCCGATTTTTGTTGGTGCTGGAGACGTAGAGACACCTGTGGTGATGCATAAAGTGAAGGAAGTGTAAGAGATGCCGCCGAAGAAAAATCACATCGGGGAAAAACACGGGACGCTTGAAGTCATCGCAGAGGCCCCATCAAGAAAAAGTAAGTCTGGAAACTTGCTAACCTGCTGGAAAGTGCGATGTTCTCATTGCGGATGCGAAAAAATTATGCTTTGGGGAAGCATCCGGAACGCAAAATCGTGCGGGTGCATCAAAGTGACAGATGTACCAAAGGAATGCACCTGTAAAAGATGCGGAAAATCTTTTACAGGAAATATGTTTACCGCTTACTGCCCAGAATGCAAAGAAGTCATAAAAGAGTTGCACGGCGCAAAAGGGAATTCGTGTTTTTCTTTTGAAACAGTATGTATTGACTGCGGCGCGCATTTTGTTGCAGGCTCAAAAAAAGCTCTCAGATGCCCTGAGTGTAGAAAAAAGGCCAAAAGAGAAAGCAATCGTCTTTGTGCTCAGAGGCGAAAAAACGAGACGGCAAGAAGGCTTGGAGGAGTATACTCGTGTGCTGACTGTGGGAAGCCTTTTATCTTAAAAAATGGATTTCAAAAGTACTGCCCAGACTGTGAGCCGAAGCACGCCATACAATCGTGGAAAGAGTATAAGGAAAAATACGAAAAAAAGTAAAAATCCCCGGTACTCCATCCATGCGGAGCACCGGGGATTTTTATGTGTTCGATTCAAGTGCTGAAAGCACCACTTTCAGCCGGTAGCATACAGCCCTACGGCTGTAATGCGTCTGTGCTGCAATGTCCGGCAGCGGAAGCCGCTCAACGTACCGCAAAAGAGCTATCTTTCGGTCTACCCTCCCAAGCGGTGCGCTTTTGATGGCTGCGGTCATCTGCTGTCGGTCAAGTCCTTGCAGGCACAGTGGCAGCACTACGCGAGCCGCCGCCACAGGCAGCACCGAGCCAGAAAGGCTGCGGCAGCTGTCCGGCGTTGCGCACCATACTGCCAATGCTGGTAAACTGGTGACAAAACGTCACCAGTTTGTTGACATTGTCGATATGGTGGCCTGTACAAACGTCTGTTCCAGCGCGGTCAGAATTTGTCTGGATAATACGTTTTGAGCATCTCCACGGGTTAATCGGTTCGTATGTAGTGCTTGCCATGATATTACTCCTTAATTACCCCTTGTTGATGGTAGGCTTCTTTTCTGCCAGTGCCTTTTTCATCATGCTGACGGCCTTTTCAATCACACTGTCCAGCACTTCATCCGTGATGAAAGGCTTCAGCCAGTCCGGCAGTGCGCCGCGCAGCGCGGCAAAGACCTGTGCCTTTTTCTTAGCACCCTGACCGTTGCCCATGATGCTGTCCTCAGCGATAGTCACGAGTTCCACTGCCCATTCCTTGACGTACTGCTTGTAGCCAAGCCGGATAGTACCAACGGCCAGCGAGGCAAAGCCGATGAGCATCAGTACCAGTGCGATGGGTGCGGGGATAAAGTTAAACATTGCTTCCATGATTTGTTACTCCTTTCAGTAGGTAGTTGTTAATATCGGATTTGCTTTTTTGCATACCTTCGCGGTTGTTGCCGGACAGTTGCGCGTCCAAAAGATTTTGCACGCCAACAAGGACGAGACGCATTTCTTCATCGATGCCGTCAAATCGCGTCAAGTCGCGTCTAAGGGCCGCGGCGTGCTGCGTGGAAACGGTTTCTACCGCAGCCAGTCGCTTTTCAATGGCATCAATGCGCTTGTTCTGCGCATCGTCGGTGGCTTTTGCTTTTTTGATGTACTTGTGGATGATGTCCAGCACCTTGTCGATGGTGATGGCCGCAGCGCACAGGCTGCCAAGGATGCCAAGCACCCACAGCAAAGCTTCTTTTTCGGTCATTTGCCCTCCCGAAGACGGGTCAGGCCCTTCTTGCGGATGATACGGGGGTAGTTGACAGTGGTCACGTTGAGGTCAACATTGCCGGAGATGCCCGGCACGCGGCCTTTGCTGGTGTGCTGGTGGGCGTTGTACTTGAAATCTACCTTCGGGGTCTTGCCGGTGTAGTCGGCAAGCCATACGTCCCACCGCCCTGCAAGCCTTGTCATGTCCAGATGGACGTTGGCATAGCTCGTGTAGGTGTAGAGCTGGGCATAAAAGCCCAGCTGCTCGATCTCGTGCAGGGCTGTTGCCACGTGGTCAGTAAGTTCTTGCATATTCAGTACCGCAAGACGAGAATCCTCCACATCTATAGCAACCGGAAGAGTCAGCTCTTTTCCGCGAACAGCCTCTTTCAGCATAGATAGCTCTGCATTCAGGCCAGCTTGCGTGGTGGCTGCGCTATACCAGTATACGCCAACGTCAAGCCCTGCGGCCTTTGCACCGGCGTAGTTCTTCTCAAAGCAGGGGTCAAAATAAGGATTGCCGCCCTTGTTGCCCAGTGCACGCAGCATTACACCCCTGTACTCCGTAGACTTGACTTTCTCCCAGTCGATAGTACCCTGCCACCGGCTCACGTCAATGTACCGGTAAGGCGGTTCCCCTGCCCACCCGGTCACGGTGTCCACAGTGGGCACGTCCGGAGCAGGGGCAGGCTCTTCCTTGTCGGCACCGTCACCGGCAGCATGGGATAGCGCAGAAAAGATATCCCGCAGGAAGTCAAGCATTACTTTCCACTTCATAAAATCCCTCCTCCGTCAGCTTTTTCATCACGGCATCCTTATACCGGTCAGGTACGTTGTCGATGGTGAAAGCGCCGTCAAAGCGGTGCAGCTTGATCTGGGTCACATAAAACAAAACCATAGTATCCTCCTTACTGTGCGGCCAGCAGGTCAAGCATAGCCGCTTCCAGAGCGGCAAGGCGCTCTTCTGCGGTGGGCAGCTGTGCCTTTTCCTCTGCTTCCTTGCGGGCCTTTTCCTGTGCGGCCAGCTCGTCGGCGGTGTACAGGATGTACCGCTGCCGCTCGATGGTCTCGTCCCATGCGTCTTTGCCCTCCACGCCGGGCACGTCTACCACCGTAATGCGGTCACGGCCCCCGTTGGGGTACTCTTTGTACTCGTAGTGGGTCACCGGCTTCACCGCTTCCACGGCCTCGTGGTGGATGACCTCGGGGTCGTCCTTCAGGTAGCCCAGTGTCAGGTCGGGGTTTTCGATGGGGTTTCCGTTGCTGTCGATGATTTTCATAGGATCTCCTTTCAGGCGACACGCCGCCAGATGTACATGGAGTAGTAGGGGTTGAGGATGTCCATAGGTTTACCGCCGCCAGTATCAGACGTAGGAATCTCTTGTTCCCAAGCGCTATCTCCACCAGAAAGATACGGTGTGCCATTACCAACTTTGTTATATCCGTTGTAGTAATGATTGTGGGGAGCGATTTCATCCACTGTCTGCGTATGCGTTGCACTACCTCCCGTACTCCCTGCTGGGTAGGTATCGCTTGCACCCATGATAAACTTGCCCTCAATGCGCTCCCATGTGCCGCCGTAAAGCTCTGCCGGGCTGGTAGCGTTTTCGCTGATGTACAGACTGCCTACGGGGTGGTCTCGCTCGACTACCGCCGCAAGGACTTGCTGATAGATAGCATAGGCATCAGGGCCAATGCCGTTTTTGAGTTCTCCTAGTGCCATTGTTTCTCCTTTCGGTTATGCTACTCTGCGCCAGATGTACACACAGTAGTAGGGAGGAATGCTAGAGCTAGATGCGGTGTTTCCTGCAACGGAGTACGTTTCTCCATTGGACTTCTCACCATATGTCGAGGAAAATCCATCATTGGCGAGTGTATACTGTCCGTCATTAACTTTTCTATTATCATCGCTCCACGATTGTGTTTTGTAGTTATATGCGGAAATGGCGGATGACGGATATCCGACAAAAGCGCCAAGCCGCCACATAAACGATAATTTGTACTCATGTTCATGCGTCGCACTACCTCCCGTGCTCCCTGCTGGGTAGGTATCGCTTGCACCCATGATAAATCTGCCCTCGATTCGCTCCCATGTGCCGCCGCCAAAAGTTACGGACGGGTTTTCCGGGCTGATGGTCTGATAGATACTGCCTACGGGATGTGCCGCAAGCAGGAAGTTGGAATAGATGGAGCCGTCACCATAGAACTGACCACCATACTTGATGGGATACCACCGGGCAGAAATTTCCGCAGTCGGAATGTTGTGCGCACGGATACGGATAGCTCCGGTTCGAGTTTCGGGGTTTACAAGCATAGCTTTACCGGCTACGTCTGCGCTTGCAGGGTCGATACTGACAGATACCACAGTCGTGGACGTAACATCTGCTGTTATGTCAATGTAATGCGGGTACTCTGCAACTTCTGTGTCTGTCTGCCATCCCGTAATTGGAATAGAAAGATCATGCGGAACGACGGAGTCTGCTTTGCCCTCATTCAGCGCCTTTGCCGCCCTCTGCGCGTTGTTGACCTGCTTCATAAGGTAGTTGTATCCGTGCTGCTCGTCCATACCTGCCTCAGCGCCAGTCGGGGCGATGATCTGGCCGGATGTCCAGTTTTCCGGGAGATCAGCGGGAAGAGGAATGTTTTTCAAGATATCATCCGCCATAAAGCAAAGTTCCCTCCTTGAAGATAATGGTGTGTTTTAACTTTGTTCTGGACGTGGTTTCGATGCTGACATCATCCTGCGTGAGAGCGGTTCCGAACGCATCTTGCGCGGAGATAGCAGAGACTTTTGCGATATTTTCCTTTGGCAGAAGCTCATACTGCAGCGTGACTGCCGCACCGGAAAGGCTCTTTGCAAGGTTCGGAACGGTATAGTCGCCGTTCAGCTGCACCATGTTGATGTGATCCGCCAGGTACGAGGCTAGGCTTGCCAGGAACAGCGGGGTCACAGATGCGGAAGCGGGCGAGGCGGTCGTCACCGGGACAAAATAATTTTGTCCCGGTGACGCAAAGGCATCCTTGCCCAAAAGCCAGCTGCCCAGAAGATAGTGATACCGGCTTCCGTTTGCCAGAACGGTGTCAGCGCCCTCCAGAATAGATAGATTTACGTCCACGTCCGTTTTTTCAGTAATGCCGAAATAGCAGTCCGATGCGTATAGCGTTTCTCCCGCATCGTTCAGGAGCTCATAGTGGTTGACGGTTGAATTACCTGCCTCCGGTTCAATGGATGCTTCCAGCTTCAGATTCTCACCCGCGATCATCAACGTTTCAGAGCCCACCTGCAGTGTCGCAGATGCAATGACGCTTTTCAGCGGCTTTACGGTCGTTTCGCAGTTAAGTCGTGCCGTTGTGGCAAGCTCTGCCGCCTTGTGGGCTACATCCAGAAGGAGCGCTTGCGTCAATGTCGGTGAGGCCGCAGCCTTTACGGTCGTCCATCCTCCGAGCTCGGCAAACGGCTTTTTCCCAAGGGCCCAGCCGCCCAGACGATACTTATAATCGTATTTCTGCACATCGACCTGCTCTGTGATCAGGATTCCGGTCTTGAGGTACGGCATACTGATAAAGACGATGTGAGCGGGCTTGATTTGGTTGATCAGGTGCGTCACCTCGTCGTAGTACGACTGATTCTTTGCGCTCGTCGCAAGCCTCAGCTCGTAGAGCGGGTATGTGATGGAGCACGTCCATTCACCAGCGCCAATCAGCTCATCCAGCTTCTGATACAGAAACCCCAGTGTATAGGGCGGGCGGGTCGCAATGCGGGTCATTACACGCTGCCTGCGAAACTGCAAAGATTCCTTTTCCGGGACAGCCACGATGTGAAACACTTTTTCCCACTGTGCAACGGAATCCTCGTCCATGGTCTGGAAAAAGAAGTTGCTTTGAACCCCTTCCACAGAACCGGCCAGCCGATCAAATTCCGCCTTTTCGGCAGCACAGATCTGCTGGTAATCCTGCACTTCCCGGTAGATGGGCGGCAGCAGCGGCAGCAGGTCGTGCGAAAGATCAAGCTTCATGCAGCGTCACCGTCCCAACCACAGGAACCTGCTGCTGTGCGCCGGTTTCTGTCAGAATCAAATCGTCCGCTGCTCCGTTCAGCTGGACGTTTGTCACGTTTACCACGCCCTCTGCCGTGATGATGGCCGCAGATACGCGGGCCGTGTAGACGTTGGCGCTATATTCAATGCCGGTCTTGCTGATATTGGTCGCCCAGCTTTTCCGCACATTGAGCAGATATGCCTCCAACGCCTCCCGTACCGCGGTGCGAACTGTATCCAGCGAGTAGCTGGGCAGTAGCGTCACCGATGCGGTGACCGAAACTTCCAGCTTCTCCGGGGCCGTGATTGTTACCTTTGCACCGATGGGCGCAAGGCCCAGCCCCTGCCCGGAGTTCGGCACCGGGTCGATGGCGTTCTGAATGGTCTGCACAAGGTCGGTGGATGCAGGCAGCCAGTCCGCACCCAGAACGGAGCAGAGCACCGTGCCGCCGCCTCTCCATGTTGGGTAGACCTGCACAGCACCCACGCCGTCCAGCTTTTCGATCTCCTCCACGTACTGGGCCACATTGCCGCCAAAGGAGCGGCTGTTCAGCGCCATCTCGATGCGGGCGCGGAATTCGTCATCGGTCTCGGTCTCGTCTCCGGGTGTCAGGATATCCGAGATCCGGGCAGAGGTCAGGCCCTGAATGGTGTCGATGGGCAGGATAGGGCCGGTGTAGTCGTTGCCGATGGTGCCGGGCGTTTCGGCCAGAAGGCGGTAGGTGTGCCCGGAACCCAGAGCGGACAGCGCAATAAAATTGATACTGTCCGCGCCGCTGATGGTAGAGAATCGGCTGCCCAGCGGGATATCAATATTGAACTCGCCTTTTCGCACCGCCGCCGTAGCCTGCTTGCGGGTAACGCTGGCAATGGGGGCCAGCAGATCCAGCGCACGGCCAGTGGCTGTCTGAAAAAACGCCTGCCGCTGCACCATGTTCAGGGAAAGGAAGAACCCCTCAAAGACATAGGCGGCGGGAGAAAGCGCTGTTGGGATAGGGCTTGTGTCCCGCTTGTCGTAGTCGTCCGGGATCTGAGACAGCATATAGTCCAGAATGGCCCGGTACTGTGCGGTAGAAAAATCGATCATGCTGCGGTGTTCACCTCCGTGCTTGCCTGCATTTCGCCGTAGATCGTGGAGACAGTAAAGGATGCTGTCAGGGCCTGTCCCTGAACCGTGTAAGAAAAATCCTTTACGCCGGTCACCCGGTCTTCCACGGTCAGAGCCTCTTCCAGGCGGCGCTGCAGTTCGGCGGCCACATAGCCCGGGTCTTGCCCCAGCAGCCCCTCCCACTCCATGCCGCTGTAAGAGCGGAAGATCTGCCAGCGATAACGTTCCACGTTCAGGATCACATTCACAGCCTGTTTTACGGCCTCGTACCCATCGCATTCCCCGACGATGCGGCCAGATGTCTGGTCAATGAACCAGGTTCTGGACGGCTGAGAAACGTACTCCACGCCGCCGGAAAGGTTGATGGACGCGCCTGTGGGAAGCGTAGCCATTACGATTCACCTCCGTATACCCTGGAAAGCACAATGAATTTTTGGCCGCTCTGAACACGGAGAAGCAGCACTTTGTCCCCGGCTTTCAGGGCCGGGTTCAAAATGATGTACTTTTTGTCCTTGCTCAAAGGCAGCGCAGCGCCGTTTTCCCAGCCCACAAAATTTTCTACCTGCACCTTTGCATCAAATCCATCCGGCAGGGCCGACCACTCCGTAAAGTATGGCGGAGCCGTTAACGCGTCCTCGCTGGGGCCGGATGGCGTTGTGTGCTTGTGTTGCAGGATCTTGATCTCGTGCCGGTGGCGCAGGATGGGAATTTTCTTTTCAATAACAGGCTCTGCCAGGTAAAGCACGGCCTGTTTCAGCGGAGCCATTGCTTCACTGATCTGGATCTCCAGCTCATCATCGTCCGGCGGGGCCTTTGTTACCGTGCCGATCTGCAGATCTGTGGGCTGCCCGGCATCGTTGGTCTGCCGGTTGATCTCCTGCAATACTCCCAGTAAATCCACGTTTTGCCCTCCTTACAGTGCTTTTGCTTCCAGCTCCATGGTGTGCTCGTCATTTTTGAAGGTGTGCTCCACCTTTTCCAGCATGACATACTTTTTGAACGGTTCGCCGTCCAGATCGGATAGGTTCACCAGGATCAGCGCACCGGCCCGAAGGCCCGGCACGCCAAGAGAAGAAAACTTGAGCTGTTGCAATACCCGGTTATAATACTCCAGGCTCACTTTCGCCTGTTCCTTTACCTGAGCGTCGTTGGCGGCCTCGTCCACGGTCTGGTACAGTTGCAAAAGGCCCCACTTCCCGATGTGCTCCGAATCCTTCATCACGAAAACATCCGCTTTTCCCGTCTTCTGATTGGGCCGGGCCAGCTTGATGCTGTTGTAGGTCTGGGTATCGATGGAAGAATCAAAGGTGTAATTTGTCATCAGGCTGTAATCTCCGATGACGATATCGGTTTTCAGGTCGTTGGCCTCTTTGAGGGCCAGTCCGTCGCCGGAATCGTAAAACACATAGACCTTGCCGGTGTTGAGCAGGGTCTTCTGCAAGGCAGTGTTGATGATGTCGATGCAGCTTTTGTCCTGCATGATGAGGGAGGGCAGCTTATAGCCGGTGTCGGCCAGCTCGCCCACGTTCAGCTCAAAGTCCTCCGCGATCTGCCGGATGATGTCCCCGGCGCTCTGGCCGTAGAAGGAGTAGCTGGCATTGGCCTTGAGATACCGGATGCGGTCATAGCAGACCACGTCCACCGGCCCCCAGCGGTCAAAGCCACGGGTAAACACCCAACCGTAAAACTGCAGCTGACCATTCACAGAAAATCGGATCACGTCTCCCTCTTCCAGCTTGGATTCCGGGGCGCGAAGATAGGTAAAGGTCAGTTTGCCCGGCTGACCGGTGCGCTGGGTAGACCAGACCACCTGTGTGGTGCTGTTCGTCAGGTTCAGGGTGTTTCCGGTGGCTTTCTGAGCGGCCAAAAGCTCATAGGTCATCCTTCCACCTCCTGCAAGCTGTTCTCCGGCATCCAACCTAGCACAGTGCCGCCGGTGTCTGCCACGCAGACGGGGCAGGGCCGGGAGCGGTCGATGATGCGCCGCACCACAACGATCTGGCCATGGATGCTGGTCAGAACTTCCTCCCCGCTGCCGGTGCCGTAAACTTTCCCGGAGGCTTTCCGTCTGGCCCCCACAACCAGCCGGTCTGCCGGTGTGCTCCTGGTGGGGGTCAGAGAGAGCTTTACAGAGCCCGCCGTATCCACCGCAGTGTTTACCGCCATAGCTGCTGAAACGGCCCGTGCGGACACGCTGGCCACATCAGAGACGATGCTGGCCGGGGAAAAGGTTCCGGTCTGGCCAGTGCCCTGCACAACGGCCCTCTGTGGGGAGTAGTCCTTGTACTCGGTCAGGCTCAGATCAAAATAGAAATCCCCCGTCTCCGCGCCGCGCTCCTCTGCCTTGAAGCTGGTAACGAGGCACCGAAAGCCCAGGCTCGGCCCCAGGAACGGTACGCCGTTCTCATAGAACCGGACGGGCGTATAAACGATGGGGGATTTTCTCTTCATGGCGGTAGTGAAGAACGCCATATACACCGCCGGGGGCAGATGAATGCCGGTCTGGCCCGGCAGCCGCCGCCCGGGCAGAAGGCCCGAAATGGACACGGTACGCAGGTTCGGCGTGCGGGGCTGCATGATGGGGCCAAGGCCCAACACGTTATAAGTTCCGTTGTCAGCAGAAAGGGTCTCCGGCAGCTTTTCCGGGTTGATGGGCAGGGCGATCACCGTTGCGCCGCTGGAAAAATACAGTTTGTACAGGGACATCTCTTTCTCCTTACTGCACGGTGACGGTGCTTCCTGCGTTCAACATATCCACCAGAATGTCCCTCAGGGTGTCTGCCAGATACTGGGCATCCTTTTCGGTGCTGCCGGTGTTCTGGCCCTGCACGGTGATCATGGGGGTCTGGCTTGTCAGGTTGACGTTATTGACGTACTTGCGTTCAGCCACATCCACCAGCATCTTGATCTGCTCATCGGACAGGTCAACGGTCTTTGCGATCTTGCCGGTGTTCTTGTCGATGTTGCCCAGCAGGTCTTTCACGTCTACCGCCTGCGGAATTTCCAGCTCTCCCGTGCCGGTGCCCATAAGGCCGGATTTTCCGAGGTTCGCGCCCCAGTTATAACCAGCTTTGTAGGACTTGCCCAGGTCGAAGTTCTCCCACGGCTTGATATACTCTTTGTATCCGTTCTGTTTGATGGTCCAGTTCCGGCCATATTCCAGCTTTCCGATGAGCTTATCGATTCCGGATGTCATGTTCACTTCCACGCCCGGAATCATGTTGATAAGGCCTTCCAAACCCTGTGCTACGTTCTGGACGTACTTCAGGATGGTAATGGACATATCATAAAAGAGAACATCAATTGCTGTGATTGGGTCATTGAACGCATTGCCCAGAAAGTTCACAAATGCGGCAAAGCCATTGTGCAGCGGAACCAATGTACCGTTGAGGATGAATGCCCCCATCGTTGTAAAAGCTCCGGTGATGATGCCCGTGGCCGAAATGCTGGAACCGGTCAGCTTGTTGAATGCTGCCACGCCTCCATACAGAGCAGCCACCAGCACCAGAACTGCCGCAGCAGTCAGGGCGATGGGATTCGCTGCCATAACAGCGTTATAGAATGCCTGCATGGACGCGGCTGTTTTTGTGGCCGTCGCGAGGATGTTTGTCCAGTTGGCGGCGATCAGGAGCACGCCGAATGCTGCGCCCAGGCTAACTACCAGAGGAATTGCAACATTCAGGTTGTTTGCCACCCAGTTGATGGCCGTCAGCAGCGGGTCAAGCGCCCGGACGGCGGTGTTGCTTGCCACCGTCCAGACCTGCGCCCATGTCATGGGGGTCTTTTCAAACTCCGCGTTCGTGTCCTTGGCCGCTGCAAACAGTGCGTTTTTCACAATGTCAGCAGTGATCTGCCCCTGAGAGCCCATCTCGCGCAGCTCGCCCACGCTGACTTGCATATAGTCTGCAATGGACTTTGCGATGGCAGGAGCCTGCTCCATCACGCTGTTCAGCTCGTCACCGCGCAGCACGCCAGATGCAAGCCCCTGTTCCAGCTGGAGAATCGCGGCCTGCGCAGACGCGCCGGACGCTCCGGACATGGCCAACTGCTTATTCAACTGTTCGGCGAACTGGACGATTTCTTTGGAGCTGCTGAAGGCATCGCCCGCCATGGTGCCCAGCTGGGAGACCAGCCCCATGGTATCGGTGAAGCTGCCCCTGGAACGCTGGGCCGACTGGTAGATCATCGTTTCCAGCTCCTGCGTGGTCTGCAGGCCGTCGTTCATCCGGTCAAGCCGGGCACGCATGGAGACCAAGCTGTCAGACAGGTCAACGGCCTTTTTCAGGCCCTGAATGCTGATATAGGACGCGGCCAGCCGGAGAACCGAAGATGTCAGGGAGTTGGTGACGCTTTGCGCCATATTTTCCTGCTCCTGCAGCCGATTTGTAGCTGCTGCCGCCTCATCTTTGGCCGCTGCCGCCACACTGGCAGCGTTTTCAGCTGCTTTCATGGATTGGGTCAGGGTCTGCTGCTGCGCTTCCAGCCCTCGGATGGTTGCGCCCAGCTTCTCGGTCTGGGTGTCCAGCTTTTTGAACGCTTCCGTGTTCTGCTGCCCGGCGGCAGCCATTTCTTCCTGCTGGGCCACATACGATTCAAATTTCGCATTTGCGGAGATCAGCTGTCGGGAAACGCTGTTCAGAACAGACTGATAATTCCGGGCCGCTGTCTGTGCCGTTGTGGTAGAGCTGGATGCTCTCTGCGCAGCCTGAATGTATGCACCAAAGGAAGAGGAAAATTGATCCTGAAGGACAAGCGTTTCTTGAATTTTAGCCATTTCGTCCCGCCTCCTTCATTCTCTGGGTCTCCTCTTTGTGTTTCTCCATGGAGTGCAAAGCAAATGCCCTGACCAGCGCTTTTTCACGCACCGGCAGGGCATCGTACTTGCCCGGGGGCCAGCTGAGGTTAACGAAGCAATAGTAAGCCACCAGCACGTCGATATCCCAGCTGCCCCCGGAGGTCAGTTTTTTGCCTCTTCGTCCAGACTCTTGTCAAAGCCGGAGAGCTTGCTCACGGCATCGATCAGGCGGCCAAACTCGCCAGCCAGAAGCATCTTGCCGGGAACCTGAACCGGGTCTTTGGTGCCGTAGGCCTCACACAGCTCCGCGCTGCGGAAATCCGGGAAAACGGTAGCTTCCACGATGGTGCGGGCACTGAGCTCGTTGGCATCAATGGAATCCTGCCACTGGCCGTCCACCTTTTTCTGCCGGGTGGATGCCTTGATGATGGCGGCGTTCTCCTCCTGGGTCAGGGAGCGGATCTTGAACGGGGTCGGTTTGCCGTCTTCGCCCAGAAAACGCTTGGAGATGATGATTTCCTTTTCCTCGCAGGTCACAGCGGGATGCAAAAATGCAGAAAGTGCGCTCATAAAAAATACCTCCTAAAATCAGTTGCTGCCCAGGTTGGTGGGATCGTTGAACGCTTCCAAACGCTTGACGCTGGTATAGCTGAAATTGAAATCATAGTTCAGCATAGCCACCTCGTCGTCCAGAATGGACAGCGGGATATCACCGGTCAGTACGCAGCCATAGTAGCCCATTACCTGAGCACCCACGCTGGACGTGGGGTCCTGGTTGGTGATGGTGATGTCAAACAGGTCCTGCACGCCGTTTTCGATGTAGTTCAGCACCATATCGGTGAACAGGTTGGAGCCGTTGGAGCCGAAATAGACATTGCCGGTGCCGGTCTGGGTGACACCGTTTGCCTTTTTCTGCACCTTTCGGGTGCCGATGGTCTTCATGTCCGAAGTCTGAATGCCTGCAATGGTCTTGATGTTCCGCATACCTGCGGCTTCCAGAATGCGGCCGTTCCGGGTAATGGTGATTTTGCCCTCTGCACCGTTCAGGGTGTCCTGGGCCATCAAATAACTCATCTTTGTACCTCCTTACGCCACATCCAGGGTGATATAGATCTTGTTGGTGCTGCCCACGGCCTCGATGGCCAGAGTGATGAGCACGGCATCCTTTGCCTCGCCCGCTTCCACAATGACATCGGTCTCGCCGTCAAAGTTCTGGATGCCGCCGGATGCCTGGATCTGATCCAGATATTTGACGATGGCGCTCTTGTACTGGCGGCGGCCGTCCTCGGTGTTGTCCACAATGCCCACATAGCTCTGGGCAAACTGCTTGTACAGGTCGTTGGCAATGGTGTTGCACAGCCGCATGGTGCGGTTGTAGCGGTACACCTCGCCGATCTCGCTGGTATAGGTCACCAGGGAGTTGATGTCGTACTCCACCCGGACGGTGCCGTCATCGGCGTTGAACACGAACTTGCCTGCATTGATGGCATCCACATACTGGCTGTGGGTCATCTTAGGAGAGATGTCCACCGCATTGGGAACGGAGGCATTCGTCAGGTCGTTGGCGTAGGTCGCGCCGGAAAGCGCACCGCCGACCCACCAGACTGCCTCTTTCGGGGTCAGGGTAGTACCATCGTTCATTACCAGGCCGCTGCACACGTTGACGATAAAGCGGGTGTCAGGGTTGGTGGCATTGGCTTCCACCAGCTGAGAGAAGCGGCCCGCCTCGGTGTTTACCCGCTTGATAAAGGTCTCCATCGCGGTCTTTACGGTGGCATCCTCGCCGTCGTACAGCATGGAATCGAAGTTGTAGGGCTCGATGTTCGTCAGGTAGGTGCTGTATGCGGAAGAGTTCACCTCGCCGTCCTTGCCGCCGGAAAGCTGGGTGCCGACATTTGCAGCCAGAGTGCCCGTGCCGCTGAAATCCACCCAGTCATTGCCGGTCAGGTCTGCAACGGTCTTGCCAGTCTGCTGATCCTTCACCACACCGTCAACGACAGTGGAGACCTGGAAACTGCCCGCAGGTTCCGTCAGTGCGGTGACGATCACCACGATGTCGTTGCCTCGGGAGCCGGGGTATTTTGCGGTAGCCGTCAGCGGGGCGATAGTGCCGGTGGCCTTTGCGCTGTCCGCAGCGGCCGGTCGGTAAAGCAGCAGCTTAGTGGGTGCTGCGGTGCGGTTGGAACCGCTGAAGATCATGGATGCAAAGCGATTGTGTGCATCTGTGATGTCGTAACCGGTATAGGGGGTCAAATCTTCCCCGGCGGCGATCTCCATCACCTTGCCAACGGGGCCCCAGCTCATGGGTTCGCAGATCGTGACCTTGCCACGATCACCGATGGTAAGGTTCTGCTGGTTCTTGGAGCGAAATTTAAAGTATATGCCGGGCCGCACCTTGTTCTGTACGGTCCAGGTTCCGCCTGCTGCCATAGGTGTCACTCCTTCCAAAATTCTTTCACAGCGGCCTCAGCCTCTGCGAGGGTGTAAAACGGTTTGTGTAAAACAACAGCCAGAAAATCCGGCTGATACCCCGCAAAACGCGGGTCTTTCAGCAGCACTTCCCGGCTGTATTGGGTATTATTCTGTTTCATTGGTCTACCTTCTGGTTTACGGTCTGGGTCTGCATCTTCACTGCGTCCACGGGCTTTTCCACAAAGACACGCAGCTCAAACTTGTAATGCAGGCCGTCATCGTCGATATCCGTGCTGCGCTCGTAGGTATGCAGGAGTTTTTCCGCATCCGTACCATCGGAATAAGGAAATGTTTCCATGCAGAAATCCAGCGTCTCAGCGGCCCGGTTGTACTGCTGGCGCAGATCTGTGAGGTTATAGTCCAGCAGATAGGTCAGGTCGAGCCGGATGGTGCGCAGCCAGCGCCCGCCGGGGTAAGGCTTGATATCACTGCCCCGCTGCTGGATAAACATGCAGGGCGGCTCTACGCCTTGCTGTGCAGGGTCTTCCAACATCTGCACGCCGGGCAGGAAGGGAGCCAGATACTCCGCCAGAGACCGGGCCAGCGTTGTGATGATAAAGTTCATTTCAGCATCTCTCCCAGCTTGTTCACGGCTTTTTCTGTCTCTATCTTCACGGTGTGCTTATAGGCTTCAATGCCCGCATCGGACATGTGCAGGCCATCAACGTAAGTCGTTTTCGTGCCCACCATCATGCCAACCTCGCCCCGGCGGCCCGGGTCGTACTCCAGCATTCCGGTATAGGGGTTTGCGTACAGACCCGGCACGAAGTGCTTGTCCATCCGGTGGCCATCGTTGACGTAGGAGGCATACTCCTTGTTATTGTTCAGCTCAGTGACGATTTCGCCACCTCGCCTCTCTGGCTCGGTGAGGCTGTCGGCAGCCCAGTGCTGTTTCAGCTCTCCGGTGCGGGTATTGGTGCCGCTCAGGCTGTCCGTTGTGGGCGGGGTCTTATCCTGCGCCGCTTCCACGGCCCGGAGCGTGGCATTGCGGGCAACGTCTGCGAGCATTTCGGGCAAAGCGGTCTGCGCCGCTTCCAGCTTCTTGATGTACTCCTGCAGGTTCATTTTACACGCTCCTGACTGAGAAGGACGACCTCTTGATGGGCCAGACCGGGCAGCACCGCCCCGAAGGGCTCATAGTACAGATCAGGGTCCCCGGCAAAATACCGGGTCTCCTGCAGCGCGTATCCCAGCCGCGCCCCTCTGTGGATCACTAGCTCATCACCGGGCTTGATATCCACATTGATATCACAGGCCAGCTTGTCCGTTTTCTTGACATTGGCTGCTGTCTGGGTCATCGTCGGGGCCTTGTCCTGGCTGCGGTACACCCGGCACGGAACACCGGAGCGGACGACCTTTCGTTCCTTGCGGGTCAGATTTCCGTCCTTCACGGTTTCCGTGCGCCTGATCTCCATCAGGTCGGTATACCAGTCATTCCAGTTCATGGGTGCACCTCACATCACAAAAGTTCCGGCCGCACCGATAAAGCGGGCACGGTTTGCCAGCATCTGGCCGTAGGTGGTGGCGTTCAGGTCGCCCCAGTCCGCCGTTCCTGCGGTCAATGCGCTGGTATCGTAGGTCACGGAGCTGTCGCCCAGCGTTGCCGACTTCACCACGCCCACCAGTGCGCCGGACGCTGCCGCCTGTGCCGGGGTGGAAGAGCTCTCCGCATAGGTGCGCAGCTGTAAAGTGACGTAATGGGCCACATAAAGCCCCACGGCGTAGTGCCAGCTGTCCAGCCATTTATCAGGCTGAATGCTGACGTTTGCCATTTTCACGATCTCTTCCAGCATCACATCCGGCAGGTGGCAATTTCCGTCCGCGTCACAGAACTGCGGGTATTCCGCCTTGAACTGCTCCGAGGTGTAATTACCAACGCTCTGCCCCAGATTTGCGGCCTGCGCAAGAACGCCCTGAAACTGCGGTTTCATCGTCCAGCACATGGGCAGCCTCCTCAGTCTTCCTGCGGTTCGGCAGGCTCCTGCGGTTCGGCAGGTTTGTCCCAGTCCGCTGTCTTTTTCTTGCGGACGGGCTTGTCTGCGGCATCCTGTACGGCCTTGTCGCTGCGGCTCGTGGGTACGATGTCACCATCGGCCACCAGCGCCTTGAAATAGGCTGTCTCTGCCGCCCAGCCCGGAACTTCAACCAGCTGCTCCCGGTGGAGCGGAAAGGTCTGAGAGCCGTCTGCGCTGGGCAGGATGATGTTTGCTTTGGAAAGTACGAAAGCCATTTCTGCCACCTCCTGATCAGATGCCGTCTACGTACAGCATGGAGGTCTGGTACATGATCTGCACCTCGGATGCGTTTGCCATATAGGCGGTGTCGTAGCAGACATTGGTGACGTTGGGGGCGCTCATTACGCGGGACAGGGGCACCAGCTCGTCCGCCTTGACAAAGCGGCGGTTGTTGACGTACACCACCATGCGGTCACCGCCGGAAGCACCAGCGCCCTTGACCCAGCGGGTGGGAACGATCTCCAGATCCACGCCGTGGTTTGCGGCCACGTTGTGCTTCTTCAGGAAGTCGTAGATGGTCTCAGTGCCCAGGTCGCTCACCATAGTGGTGGTGATGTAGCTGTACTGCTCGTAGGGGATGAGGATGTGATTGGGGATACCGGCCTCATCGTACTCGTTGGCAGCCCACACAGCAGTGATGGCATTGTTGATGTCCGTCAGGATCTGCTTGGGGGTCTTGTCCGCCCACTTGGAAGAGGAGCCGGTGCCGGAGGCTGCAGCGGTGGTCTTGGTGACATCGGGATTGTTGACAAGGCCAGTGGTAGCGTACTCGTCGAAACCGATGTAGGTATTCTGATCCATGTGCTTGTCATAAGCCAGACGGATGCCGTCCTGCAGCATCTGGTCAAGGCTGCGGCCAATGAAGTTTGCGCGCTGCATATCCACGAACATGACGCGCAGAGCGGCGGCAAAGACATGGGCTTTGAACGCGCCCTTGCTCACGCTGGCCTGCACCACAGGGATGCCGTTGGAACCGCCGCCGTTGACGGCAGAAGCGCCGGAGCCGCCTGCCATACCGTAGGCCACGGACATGGCGGAGACGTAATCCACCCAGCCGCCGCCTACCTCGATGGGGATATCACGGGGATAGGTGACGCTGGTGAGTGGCTTGCGGATCAGCGGATCACGCTTTTCCAGCTCGCTGGTGAGGAACGCATTGCCGCTCTGGATGGCAGCCGCGTCCATGGTGGGAGTGCCGCCGGGCAGCGCAGCACCGGCGTTGTTTACGGTGAAAGTACCGGCATTGGTGGTGCCGACGTTCTGGAAGTTTGCCATAGTCTAAGCCCTCCTATCAGGCGTTTGCACGGGTGAGGATGACCAGCTCGGCCACGCCGTTGGCATCAGCCGCGCCGCCCCACTGGCAGTTGGTGAGTTTGACGGAGTTTCCGGCGGTCTCGCCGTCCGCTTCCGCCTCAAAGCCGCCGACCAGTGCGGTGGCATAGTCAGCGGTCTTGGCAATGCGGACGTAAACGTCACCGCCCAGAGCCGGGGTCCCGCGCTGGCACAGCACGTTGATGCTGCCACGCTGGAACACGCTGCAGGCCTCGCCGGGGGCGTATTTGCCGCCGTTCTGGTCAGGATAGACCAGGGCGCTCTTGACTTCACTGCCCGCAATGCCTGCGAACTGTGCAGCGGTAGTGCCTGCGCCGCCCATCACGATGACCTTGCCGTTGTCATACTTCAGGGCAGTGCCAAAGGGAATGTTTTCGGTGCCGCCAACGGGGCGGGTGTTGACGATCATATCCGGCTGACGGGCATAAGTGCCAGCAAAGCCGTGGGGCATGGTCTTGCCGATAATCTGAGTGTTCAGGGACATGGTTTAGTCCTCCTTCTTCATGTGGGGATTGCGGTCGTTGTAAGCGGACTGGGAAGCCTGGCACAACTGCTCATACCGGTTCTTACCAGATGCGATAGCGGCGGCGGCGGCGCTGTCCTGCGCAGCCTTTGCGATAGCATCCACGGAGCTGGTGCCCTTGACCTGCTCGATCAGGGTCTTGGACAGGGCATCACGGGTGGCCTTGTCCTGAATGCCGTTGATGATGGGGCGCATGGCCTTCAGCAGGGCCAAGCCGCTGTCATTGGCGGCAGGCTTTGCGCACTCGTCCTCGGAAGGAACGGTGGTGGAACCGCTTTCGTCCTCGCCCTCTTCCTTCTTGCCAGGCTTTTCGCCGGACATTTCAGCGATCACCTTGTCCAGGTCTTCCGGCTCTTTGTCCTCTGCCTTTTTGGTGTTGGCAGCAATCAGCTGATCCAGCTTGCCGGAAAGGTTGCTCAGTGCGTCCAGAACAGCGGTGTTCTGGGTGTCAGCGGGCGCTTCGTTTTCAGCGGGGCCTGCATCCTGCGCCGGAACGGCGGGTGCTGCATCCAGCGCTGCGGCAGCGGTCTCCACCATGCTGTCAAGCTCTTCGGGGGCCGCGTTCTTTGCCGCCAGACCGAACAGAGACAGCAAACTCTTGCTCTTGCTCATGTGTTTTACCTTGCCTTTCTCCGCCGGAAGTTCGGCGGCGCTATCTTTTATTGCGACATCACGGCCAGCGCGCCCACGAGGCACGATGGCGATGTGATTTCCTCTGATATGGGTCTGCCGGTATCCTGCACCGTCTGCCTCGTACTGGCAGTAATAGCCACAGGACACATCCCGCATGGCCCCGTTCTTGACCTCTGAGATCAGCGTGGGGTCTTTCAGGTACAGGTCAGCCACCAGATAATCGCCCACCCGGCGCACGTTCTCTGCGTGGCCTTTGGAGTAGGCGGCCTGATTTTCCTGTACGATCATCTCCGAGGGGTGGGTGTTGGTGACATCTTTGCCCTCAAAACTGGCAATTGCCGCCGGATCGAACACGTCCTCGGCGCTTCGTGTCACCTGAAGAACACGCTCCGGCATCCCGTCCAGACCGATCTCCCGGGCAAGATAGTTCTGCGTGCCGGTACGGGCGATTTTGACATCGTGGCAAATTAAAAAGCCCTCCGGCGTTTCCGTCATGTGAGGGCTCAGTTTGCTTCCATAGTACGCAATCAATCGGCATCACCTCCGCTTCTGTATGCGTTCATCCATTTGTGATATTTTTCGTCATCTGCCAGCTTGTGCCGCTGGAAGATCTCAAAGGTCTTTGGCACCTTGTCTCCCAGAGCCGTGCGGTATTTCTCCCACTGGCGGTAATCCCGCAGCCACTTGGAGCGGCCCTGCTCCTTTTTGCGGTAGGCCTCGATCTGTGCCTTGGTGCGCGGGTCCCGGCTGTAGGGGTTCGTTCTGGGGTCAGAAAAGCGCCGAACCTTCTCCAGCTCTTTCTCGGTGCGGCCGGCTGGTGTCCAGGGGCGAAGGGCGTGCAGGCAGTTCGGATGGATGTTCAGCCAGCTGTTCGTCAGATCATCCGGCCCTGCAGGGTCTACTTTGCCGAACGCATCTGAAAGCGGAGGGAAGTGCGGGTCTTTACCGCTCTTGCTGTATACTCGGCCCTCATAGGGGGCGCAGAGGGCGCAGGTAGTGCCGTGGGAACTGATCTGATACAAGTCCTGCCCCTCGTCCTGCGTCACCACAGAAAGGATCTCTGCCTGCCGGGATGTGGTGCGGGAGACCATGGTGGCATAGGTGTGCAGGCTCCAATTTCGCCCTGCCTTATCCGTGAATGCCGTCACGCCCTCCCGGCGCAAAGCGTCTACAAAAGCAGGAACGCCTTGGTTGATGCCCCGGCCCACAGCCTGCTGCGCTGCCACCTGCTCAAGACCGACCCGCCGGTAAACGTCCGGCTCAGTCCGGCCCAACAGGGCACTTTGCAGGGTGGAGAGCACCGTCATGTTCCCGTCCACCAACTGCCCCATGAGGTTCATCGTGAGCTTTTGCACGATGTCCGTCTGGGTGCTGGTAAGGCTTTGGGCATTTGCGTAGCCTCGCAGGTGCTTTTCCACGGTCTCGCCGGGAATCGCCCGGGCCTCCGGGTGGCGAACGTAGAACTGCGCCTCCACCATACGGGGCACATACTCCCATTCATCCGTTTCCAGCTGACGCAGGATCTCCTGCACCCGTTCCAGTGCGGCCACGGCGTGATAATCCACAAGCCCGAGGCTGCGCAGGCGGCCGATCTCGTTGATGATGTCCGTCTCCGCCTTGAGGTACAGCCGGATGAGGCGTTGCAGCTCCCTCTCAGGGGATGCACGGGCAAGAGTAGGCATATTTTACTCGCCCTCCTCAGTATCTTCCCGCACATTCCCGCTCATAAGCCCCGCCAGCGGGTCGCGCAGGGCGGTCACGTCCTGATAGGTCTGGCCTTGCTTTGCGGCGATCAGTTCGTCTGTCAGGGAGCCGAACAGGCCGGTCTCGTCCTCCAGTTTCTTGAGCTCACGCATTGCCACGTCTGCATCCAGAATCCCGGCCTGAAACGCCGCGATAATGACACCGGTCTTTTCCTTGGCGATGTCCGCCGTCTCTTTGGCAGTGGGTGTCCAGAGCGGCGGGAACGTTACGTCAAGGTCGATCTGCTCAATGCCTGCGCTGCGGGCTACCACCGGGAGCAGCTTGTCCAAGATGGGCCGCAGCTTGCTTTCCCGCAGGGTGTCCACATAGTCGTAGTAGTTTTTCAGGTCACTTTCGCCGGTGGCGTTCATGCCCGCCGGGGAACGGCCAAACAGCTTGGTCATGGGGTAGTGGGACGCACCGCACAGGTTCAGGCACATGCTCTCGTACACGTCGGACAGGCCTGTAAAGGTGTACTGGGTGTTGCTGATCTTGTTTCCTTGCTCCACCAGCTGCATCCCAAAATTGGAGCGCAAGACCTTCTGGGCCTGCATGGTGTTCCAGAAACGCCGCTGCACCTCCGGGCTGGACATGGAGAGCAGCTGCTCCAGCCCCTTTACCTCCATCGTGTTGATGTTCGCCTGGAAGGTCAACGCGGCCATGTTGGCGCTCACGTTGTCGTGAGCCACCACGTCATTATAGAGCGCTTCCACCTCGGACTCGCCCCAGTAAAGCTCCGCCTGCCGTTCCAGATCAGGAAGTTCTCTGCCCACGAAACGCACAAGGCGGGAGTGATGGACACGGGCAGCAGTGTGCCCGGCGGCATCGTTGATGCTGTAGTACTCCGGCACAAGCTCTCCGCCCTCAAAGGTCAGGCCTGCATCCGGGCTGATTCCCTGCCAGCGGTCGAGGATGTACAGCCCCCGGAAGCTGCCGGGGAGAATCGCTTCTGCATCCAGCGGACGGGAAAGGTCTTCCTGTCCGTCAACAAGGATGAGCCCGGCGGCACCGCCATACAGGCGGCCCCATTTCAGGCCGGTGCTCACACGGTCCCGGAGCCGGGTGGAACGCTCCACGGTCTGGATTGCCTTGCCTTGCTCCGGTGTGGTGCTCTTGAGGTCGTACCATTCTCGCAGCATATCGTCCACAAGTAGCCCAACGACGTTCTGCACCACCCAGTTGCTGCGGTACAAGCTGTTCAGCAGGGCGTAATTGTCCGTCATCCGGGTCAGCGGGTATTCCGTTGCTTCCAGCGGACTTTGGGAGCCGTACCCCAGCGAGAACAGCGGGTTGGAAAATGCGTCCAGCGTGGCCGTCATCGGTTTCTCTGTGCCCCCGGCGGGGCGGTTTTTGTTACGTCTGGACACGTTCAAACCTCCAATCAGGCAGTGAGTTGATGTAATATCGCAGGGCATCCGGGCCGTGGTCCTGCTGTTTGATGGGCTTTTCCACGCCCATGAGGGCGGCTTTATCGTCCCACCGGTATGTGCCGAGTTCATCCAGCAGCCCCTCGCAGTCGGTGGAGATCAGCAGATCGCGGTGGGAAAGGAGTGTGCTGCACTTGCGGATACCGTTCAGCACGTCGTTGTTTCCTTCTATCACATAAACGCCACGCTGGCGCAGAGCTGTGATAAAGGATGCTGCCGCCGGATCAACAATGGCAGCGCAGGGGTCTTTCCCCATGAACTCCATAAAATCATCTGCATACTCCTCGTCTGTTTTCTGCCTGTGTTCCTGGCGGCTGTCCCACCGGTATTCCCGATGCACCCGGACTTTCTCGCCGTCATCGTATACATCGAGGTAGACGGTCGGGTTGGTGGTTCCGTAGTCGCATGTAATGGTACGGGTGGAAAGGCTTTTGAATCCCACCGGTGCGTCCTGCGGGCGGTAGGTGTTTGCCGTGGTGTCCATCATATCGTAGATCAGGCCCTCGGCCATCACCCAGCGGCCCAGAATGTAACGCTCGTAGAACACGCCGCTGTACATGCTGCGGTAGCGTTCCCGTGTGCGCTCATCCAGTGACGGGTTATCGTCCATCAAAAAGTGCAGATGCAGTGCACGGTGTTTTTTGGCCTGTAAGATCCACTCCTTGCGAAACCAATGCTCAGGGTTTTCCGGGTTGCAATTGAACCAGAACTTGGCACCGGTGACAGAGCATCGGGCCAGCGCCTGCTCCACAAAGCTGCGGGGCATGAGCGCTACCTCGTCCAGAAGCACCCCGGCCAGCGTGATGCCCTGAATGAGCATGTAAGAACTTTCGTCCTTGCCGCCGAACAGGTACACCATGTTTACCTTGCTGCCGCGCTGCACCGTGAGAACATGGCCGCTGCGGTTGTAGGTGATCTGGAACTGCTGCTGCAAATACCGGACAGACAGAAGCGGCTGAACAATGTTGCGTTCCACCGCGCCCACGCTCTTGCCGCAAAAGGCGAAAGAGCAGTGGTTGAATTCTGCCATCATCCAGAGCACGAAGGACAAAGACATGATGGAGGTCTTGCCGGAACGCACCGCACCGTCACAGATCAGGGCATCATAGTCGCTTTCATAGGGGAAGGTCAGGATCTGTTTTTGCTTCGGGGAGAAGCTCATTTCTTAAACTCCTCCTTCAGGCTCTTGGTGATGGGGTCATCTTCTACGGTCTGGTGGAAGGAATCGCCCTTCTTGCGATCATCAATGACCGTCCACTTGTCAATCAGAGTGCCCAGCGCCGTGGTGATCTGCTGCAGGGTCGCCCCTTCTAGTTTTTCCGGGTCGGTCAGGACACCGAGATAAACGTCTACGATCTCCTGAACACGCTCTTTCTTGCTGTCCATGTAGGAGAGCATGTCCTGCGCATTTTCCTCTTTTTTTAGTGCGCACTTTTGCGAACTTTCCGGGTCTCCTTTTACGATTTTTCGGACGGTTGCGTCTGAAACGCCGTTTTGCCTTGCGGCGGCCCGGTAACTTTGCAGCTGCACATAGTCCGCAATGATCTTCTTTTTCTGCTTGTCTGTCAACCGCTGCGCACCCACCGCCACCACCTTCCTAAATCCACGGTTTCTGTTTATTCAAGCCATTCAGCCACAATTTTGTTTATCTCTGCTCTGGATTTCTTTTCACGAATTGCATCGCTCACATCAAGAACAATGTCATTTGCCCGATTCTTTGCATTGATAATTTTATGCGCATTTTTTGCTTCATGCAGTAAAATTCTGGAAGCTTCGACATTTGTTTTCATATATTCGATATGTCGTTCATTATATTCTCTTCTCTTAATATCTCTAGGGTTATCCGATTTTTTTTGGTTTTCCAATTTCTGAAGTCGCTCTGCATATTCTTTTTGATATCCCTCGAATGTATTCTTGATCCATCCGTCTCTGATATCTTGCGCATAAGCAATTTGTTTTGGCGTTCCCTGCAGTTCAGGGAGGTCTCCTCCAAAAGACTTCATTGTGGAATCCCCGCCCGCTCTCGCGGAGCTTCCCGAACCTCTTTTACTCACGGTAGTGCCTCCTCTCGTATTGAAACGGTTTAATTTTTGTGACGTTCCAGTCAAATTCTGCCGGGCACTTCCCATACCACAAAATGCTGCTCGGCTGCAGCACTTCCAGCGCCTTGCGGCAGTGCTTGGTGAAACATTCCGCTTCGTATGGGTCGGACTGCGTTCCGTGGCTGGAAATGCTTACGATAGCGTTTTTAGGCTCTCCGGCAAAACACCAGTCATAACTTTGCTCTCCACACCAGCACAGTGTAGGAATCACATGGATCCCGTGCATTTGCCAGTATGCAGCCAACCAATGCTTTTTGTAGTGCATAAAAAGCTGCACCGCCAGCGGCATATCGCTGTAAAGCGAAAAATCCGGCGAACATACCGCGCCGAACTGCTGCAAAAGGGAAATGTATTTGTCGGGGTTGTTCCAGAACCGTTCAAACTGGTAATCGTCCTTGTAAAAATGCACGCCTTTTGTGGCCTTGTCTTTGGCTGTCATCGCATAATTGACTGGGATCCATTCCAGCTTGTCAATGCGGATGTCCGTTTCTGGCTTGATTTCAGGGATGCCATACTTGCCCACGCCCGGAAAAATCATTTTTTCGGTATTTTCCATCGGCAGAATCATGGCATTCCCTTCCGTGTAAAAGAAAAACCGCCCGAAAATCCGAACGGTCAGAATCGAACAAGCCGTCAGCCGGATTTGAACCGGCACCCACAGGCCCCCGCCGGGGCACGGTTCAGTGCCTCGGATGTATCGGGTTGTAACAGCCATGTGGTGTCACCAGCGTTGTCCCGCCTTAAATGGGCGGCGTTCTTCCAATTGAACTATGACGGCATATAAGCAGCAACGCCATTATCTGCTTTTACCGGACAGTAAGACGTTGCCGCTGCATCTGGAACTTTTGCGGCCAGATGCCCCGCTACTCTTTACATGCCGTCCCCCGGTCATGCAAAGTCTGGCATTCCCGGCAGGGTCCGAGCCTGCAGCCTTTGGTTTTGGAGACCAACGCTCTACCGATTGAGCTACGGGAATATAAAAAGCCGCCCTTGGAATCGAACCAGCCGTGCCTACACACACTCACCGCGCTCCACATTGCGCTCAGGCGGCCATATAGCAAATAAAAACAGCCCACGGTTTGCCGCCGGGGCTGCTTGAGTTGACGCACATCCTGCGGGGCATGCTGGCCCGCTCGGATTTCCGGTGCTGCTGTTCACGGGCGGAGGTTTCAGGGCGTGGGCAAGATTTCAGGAATCCCACACCCACCCGCACACCGGTGGTGAATCACTCCATGCGTCAGATCTGCCGCGTTACAGACTTTGCGGCGTTCGGTGCGAGATTGCAGACTTGAACTGC